TACTTCATACCGTGAGGTACATCAGTACGAATAAACCAAGCATCAGTATCGGTTAGATAATGGTTAACTACAGTTTCAGGAATTAGACCCATATTCTTTAAAGCATTAATATCGTTGTTGTCAGTGCCAACACGACCATCGCTATTAAGAATACGTTTTGCTTCAAAAGCTAGTTGACGTGGGATAATCAAAGTCTTAGGACGAACAGAAATTAGTAAACCACGATCATTAGTGTAGCCAGCAATGTCAATAATTGCTTGTTCTAGAGCAGCTTCTGAAAGATCAACTGCAACGGCAGGGCCATTAGTCCAAGTACCACCAACAAAGTTAGCATGTGAGGCAGAACCACCAGCTGCTGAAGCAACTAAAGTAGAACCATCACCGCCAGTGTATAGAGTGTTAAACGCACGGTTGTAAACGTTAGCCGCAACAATTTCCTTAGTTTGACGCATAGAGAATGCTAGACCTTGGGCCTTACGTTGACCAACAATTGCGTACTGGTCATCATCCATAATTTCACGAGTGATAATAAACCCTAGGGCATATACCACATGTTGGTAACGAGTGATGAAAGCTTGACGTTCACTGTCAAAAGTAACAGGAGCGCCTTCAGGCTTTTGTACTGCTAGACCAAAACTTGAAACACCAACATCTTCTTCAAACGCTTTGGTACTCTTAAAAGTATCAAAAAGCTTGGTAAATTCAGCTGGATATTCACTGTATGCTTTACCGTACCAAGCATTAACACCAGGCCAGAGGGCTTTTGCAAATGAGCCACTATTGATAATAGACATTTAAATGGCTCCTTATACGCCAGTAGTACCAAGTGAACCAAAACGTGAGCTATTCAGCTTAACGTAGTATGAAAAATATTGGTCACCAGGAGTGTTATCAGGACGATAGGGAAATCCAACAATCGCCAAAGGTAGAGTAGCTGTAGTAGCTGGAGAAGCTGCAATAGACATACCCGAAGTACCAGTGACTGTACTGCCAGCAGTTACGTCAAACGAAGCATTTAGGCCAACGTTAGCAGTAATAGTAGCAGCAGCAACAGACTGGGTAATAAATTGTGCTTCATAGATAATGTTGGGATCATCCGCAACTAGCAAATAGCGGTCTGTAGATGCTCTACGATAGACGGGAGTATTCAAATCATTGACAGGAGGAACGTTTTGAGTGTCACCCATGCCAGAGAAAAGAATACCAACAACAACACCAACTGGAATATCTGTAGCACCAGATACACGAGTTACTGTTGGTGCGCCTGTAGGAGAACGAGCATCACCTAAAAGTTTTACTGCATCACCAACCATAATGACTGTAGAGTCAGAGGCGGGTGCAAAATAGACGTTAGCTTGGCCAGTATATGGACCCACAAAGGTTTTTACTGGACGAAAGCCATTAAGACGAGATACACTTGACATGTATTATTCCTATAATTAAGCTAGTTAACTACCATGACGAATATCAAATGCGCCATAGTCAGCAACACCAGCTGCTTTTTGTTTCATGGTTTGTTCTAACTCGTTAACTTTTGCTTGCTTGGCTTGTTGGTCTTCGTCATAAAATTCTTTACGAATTCGCATAACATAAGCCTTTTCACCTTTGCCAACAGAAACTTGAGCATTAGAACCTTCTGCGGTAGGACTATTAACTCGCTTATCACCGACACGAACAGTGTCAGCTTTTACAAGTTCGTAACCACCATCAATAAATTGCGCAATACGATCTCCCGTATCATTAACTACCCTGTAAACATAACCTTCTTCTACGCCTTTTACAGTAAGAATATTACGAGTGCTTACGGGGGTTCTCGTTGGACGAGTGGTGCCAGCTGTGGCTGTAGTTCTTGCCATAATTTCTCCTTAACGTGCCCGTAGGGCTTTAAGTTCTTTTTTGTAATCGGCTTCGGTATAGCCAGGAGTTACTGCTACGATCTTTCGCATAATCTCTGTTTCTTCAGCAGTCATAGAAAACGAGTCTCGGTTTGCTGAAGAGCTTCGTGTAGAAGGTTCTACAGCATTAGGACGCTTAATTGCAGGATTCCCAAACTTATGTGAAAATTCCTTTTTAATATCTCGTTCTACCATTTGCAATACTTCTGATGGGCTGTACCCTTCTTGATGAAGTTCAACACCTAAAGCATCAGCGGCTTTACGCATTACTCGATTGTCTTCATACCAGGAGTTATTTTCTACCCATCGTTGAAACTCAGGAGTATAGCCAGCAGGTTCTTGTACCTGGGCTTGTTTGAATTCCCGTGTAACGGCTTCTTTCTCAGCCTTTACTTCGTCAATTTTATCATCTAAAGCGAGCGCACGCTCATGTTCACCATTAATAGTAGCATCACGTTTTGCTTCTTTTAATGATTTTAATGCACGCTCATATTCCATTTCTTTAACTTTTGAGTGATGATTACTGAGGGCATCAAGTGCTTGTCGCACAGCCCGAAGTTCTTTACTCTGCTTTTCAATCTTACTAAATAACTCACCCCTACGAACAAATTCAGGGGCATCAATAAAGGCGTCTTCATCGCCATCAAAATCTTCTTTAGGAACCCAACCCTGCTCAATTGCTTTAATCTCTGTAGGAGAATATTCTTTGTCAGGAGTTGATTCTGGTTGTGTAGGTGCTGCACCTAGGTTTAGTTCTTCGTCCATGTTATCCCTTTAAAATAGCAACAACGTCGTCGTCATTGATTACTACATATACAGTGTCTTTGTCTTCAGGGTCTTCTACTTGTTTACCTGAATGTTTTGCAAAAACAATTTTATCACCAACCTTTGCTGTAGTCTGTTCTACCTTAGGGCCTAGTGATACCACAACACCACTGTCTACACTTTCTTGTGCTCTAACAGTACGGTCATGTACAATTTGTAATCCAGCACGTTTTGCACTTTGATACACTTCGTCTTTTTCATCAAACACATCTTGTTTAATTAATAGACGATAATTATCGGGAAGAATAGCCATCTTAAGACTCCTTAATTGTTTCTAAATCCATGTAAAGCAAATCTTTAACTGCTTTAATGTATCCTACTTTTTCTCTATCAGCGCCAGAATCTGTTCCAGCATTTTCCTGTAGATGTTCAGTAAGAATGTCTAAACGTTGCTTAAACTGTTTGAACACTTCTTTGGTTAACTCTTGGTTTTTCCAGGCTGCGAAGTAGTCTTGGTCTGTTGAATTTTCGATTTATTTAGCTCCTCTTGGTGCCGTAGTTTTTGTGAATGTTGTTGATCGGCCTGTTGTATTTTTTGACCTTCTCCAACTTGATAAATACGTTGCTTGTGCAACTCTACTGCTGCTTTAAGTTTTGCATCCATAGCTTGGATTTGTAAAGCATGTTCTTGTTTTTGTGATTCCATTGACTGTTTAAACACTTGGTCACGTGCTGCTAGTTGGCTCTTAAATTCTAGAGCTTGCTGATCTGTTTGTGCTTTTTGCTGCTCAATTTGACTCTTCATTTGCATTTCTTGCAATTTAGGATCAGGTGGAGGCTGGAACTGACCAGACTGCTGTACTTGCTGTGTAAACAGTTGTTGATAGCTTGGTTGTTCTTGTGCTTCAAGTACCCGAGTAATTACTGCTACTGGATCAAGAATACCAATTGGTAATAGTTCTAGAAGACCTTGTGCTTTCATTAACTTTTCAGTTTGTGTTGGTGTTGAAGGATCAGCACTTGGGCAAACGTTATAAGTTTTTTCATCAAAATCACTAGCTGCTACAGGCTCGTCTAAAATTTGTTGATATTTCTCAGGATCAAAATAAATTTTATTAAGTCTAAACAACTTTTTATACTCGCTTTTTAATGAGCGATAAATTCTTTTATAAACAGCAGTGAATACTTTCATTCCCTGCTCAACTGTGGCCATAGTTGTAGTGGCTGGAGTATTTTGTCCAGGCATCTTTCCGGTAAAGATTTCCGCTACAGAGGCAAGCTCTTTTCCTGAGGTAATTAAAGTACCCATCAGCTCAAAGAGAACATTAGAAGGTTCTTTAGTTGGAAGAGGAATAATTTGTTTACGTAAATCGTCTGCTGATGTATTTAAACTTTTCCACTCACCAGGTTTCCATTGACTCTCACCCATCTTCAACTTTAGACCCTTACCTAAAAACCCACCTTGTAAGTTGTTTAAAGTGCCAGCATCAATTAGCTGATTGATTAGTGTATTTACTGACTCATTTAAAGGACTGAGTAAAAGGCCAAAACCGATGTCATAAAAACCGCCATCAGGGTTAGGAATAAAAGGAAATTTGGTGAAATACTGGATTGCATCAATCTTTTGGAGTTTCTGACTTTGTGGATCAATGTGGACACATGTTTCGTCATAGCGAGCAACTACCCTTAATACTTTTTTACTAGTTCGTTCAAATGTTACAATATAAGGTTCTGAGTAACCGTCATCATCTAAATCAAAATATGTATGCTGTTCAATAATTTGATAAGGAAGAGTAACGTCTTGTGGAATAGCAGTTTGATCTTTACCTTCAGGTAGCAACATTACTGGATCACCTAACTCAACATCAGCATAAGTGCCAGACATTTGTTTTTCTTTGACCAAACGTTTGTTCATTAAAAGAATTTGAGATACACGTTCAGAAGTTTCTAAACTTTTAGCCCAGTAATCAACTACAATGTCTTTAGGTAGGACAAGTTCGGACACATTTCGTGCTAAAACACTATTGTAATAAGTTTTTTTAAATAAAGTACCTACAATGGGAAGCATAATTAGTAGCTTATCCATATCTTCTTCCCAACTTTCCATTTCATGAAGAAGTTGGTAAGACATAAAAGTACTAATTCGCTTACCTTGCTCTAGTTTTTGTCCGTCAGCGTCCTTACCAATAACCTCACTCTTAACAATATCACCAGTTGCAGGAACTAGACTAGGGTAAGCGCGAGCATTAAATTGCATAGCAGCAGTAGACAGAAGAGGATACTTAACGTTAGATGCTCCACGCCAAGGATAACTTTTTTCCTCTTTAATTTGTAAAGCTAAACTAACCCAGTCATCAAGATTTTTTTCCCAATGAATTCTAGACCGCATATCAGCTTCAAAACCTTCAGCTACTTGTTCAGAAAGAGCTTGTAATTTTTCTTCACTAAGCTTTTCTACAAGATTTGTAGCATCAATAAGAGCGGCTAGACTAGTATCCTGTCCAGGAGCTTCGTCCATATTCTCCTGATCCGCTTGTGGCAAGTTCATCATAGTAAAGTTCATCTTCCTGTTCTTTTAATGTGGGAGCTTCTACTAAGCTTTGTAGCATAATACCAACATATGCAAAAGCATCTACTTGGTCGTCTTTTGTTCCACGAGGAAACTTACACAACTCGTCTTCAAAGACTGGATACCAATCAGCATGTTTATCAAACTTAACAGTACCCACACGCATACGTGCTTGAATACTACGACCTCTAGAAATTTTGTCTTTATTATTATGTTTTAAAGGAAAAATATTTACAAACTTTCCAGTTCTCATCATTTCTTCTTCTAAGAAAGGGCCAATAGATTTTGATACTTGCATTTCTTCAATACCAAAAATTTCAGGTTTATAAATATCATTTAAAGACATAATCATGTCTACAATTTCTCTACCATCTAAACGTTCCCTAATCACTTGTCGGATATGGATAAATTTAGCTTCATCTACACCAAAGATAACAAATACACTATAATCAGCTGATTCTTCTTTTGAAATTGCTAAGTCAGCTGTAATGTAGTAATTAAGGGTTTTCTTTTTATCTTCGTTAGTAAGTTCTTTAAAATCATTACGTTTAAAATATGCAACAGAGTCATCAATTGGTTCATTTAAATATTCTTGAGAATACACATCAGAAATACCACGATCAGTAAAATCTCGTCTTTCAGACTCAAACCAATCTTGTGTGTATTTTTCAGGCCATAGGATGTGTTCAAAGTCGTCTGTATGTGCTCGATATTTAACTGATTGCCAAGAATTACTTTTAGCTTTATTGTAAATTTTTAAAGGTAAGCTTACTGTTTGTTTATTCCAAACAGAAGGCATAAGGTTGTTAAGCAGACTGTCTTCGTGAAGAATAGTGCCAACAATCCTAATGACACCATTTGAAGACAAGCAAGGGACCAAGGCCCCGTAAAACCATCTTTTAAATTTCTCCCTACGTTCCTTATTGAGTACGATTTCGTCATTTTCTAAGTCATCTCCTACAATAAGGTCAGGTCGTTTGTTATTCCACTTAAGTCCCCGCATTTTCTGCTCAGAACCTTTAGCAGAGAGTCTAAATTTATGACCATCTGTACAAGTGACGATACAATCATCTTCTGTATCTTTATCAAAACCTACAATACCAAATAAACTTCTAATTTTCTCGTTGTCAGCAAGTTCTTTCTTGATGTCTCCTAGAAATTGGGTAGCTTGTGTGATGGTGTCTGAGAGTACCAACACATATTGTCTGTTTCTAAAGAGTACGCAAGCGAGGACATAAGCCAATGTGACTGCTGTGGATTTTGCATGTCTACGGGGTGCTGCGATGGCCACCTTTGGGGCGCTACTTGTACATAGTTCCCACCATTCCATATGGCATTCTGGAGAAGAGACGGCTTGGTCATAATTTTTTTGTAGCAGACTGGCTGAAAAGCCAGCCACGGTATCTGCTGTTAATTCCATTATTAATTCTTTTTATCGTAACTACGAAGAGCACCTAAACCAAGAACACCAAACAACACTTGCATAGTAATTGTAGTGTCAATAGCAGGAAAAGCTCCTGTATAGTGAAAACCTACCGCAGCAATAAACCGAAGAAGAGGTTCAAGAATTGCAGCATATGCAAGGCCAAAGCCCCCAACCCAAATAACAAAGGGGCGGCCACCACTAACGAAAGTTGATTGGTTAGCTGCTTCAACTGCGTTAACTCCAATTTGAGCTTTTGCAATATCTGTTTCGGCAGCAAGTTGAGCCAGTTCACCATTTTGTTGAAGTTTAAAAAGTTCAAGCTTTGCTTCCTGTGCTTTTACTGGATCAGGAAATACTTTGTCCAGTATTTTAGAACCAAAATCAAAAATACTTCCTAGTCCAGTAATATCCATGTTATCCTACTTTCCAAGTTGTTCCATCGGAAATAACAGACACTGTGATTGTTCCTCCACCAACTACCGCTGCATTCCATGCCGGAGCAAGAGCATCTGTTACAATGTAATGCTT